TAATAAATCTTGAATTACGATTGAGGGCCAGGTTGAGGAAGCTCTTCTGATACGTCCGTTTCTTTGGACCGCGGCTCCCGAAGACCAGGGAAGGTCGTAGTTAACAAGTAAGTTAGCCGCTGGTAAATCAACACCATACCCGCCAGCATCGGAAGAAATAAGAACACGAACGCTTGAATCAGTATTGAAAGCAATCTTGTTCTCCTCTTTAGTCTTAGCATCTAGTTTACCCGAATAAAGTCTACATTGGTCAGGGCCCAACGCCTCAGCAATCTTGTCAAGCATGTCTACATAGGTAGCAAAAATAACTACTTTGTTTGCCTCATCTTGTTCAAGAAACTCTTTAACGTACTGGACCAGATAGTCCAGTTTAGGTGAATTGCTAATGCCATCAAGAGCCCCAGAATCAACCAACTCATTTGCATATGAAGACCCTTCTCCTGATTGTAATTTAAACTTAGCCGCGCTACTACGAAGAAGGTCTGGGTGTGAGCAGAGCATCTTTAAGGAGCCAATCTTAGACATAATCTTACCGCGCATCTCATCCTCTGGACCGCCGCGCTGTGAAGCGTATCCATAATGGGCCATCACATTAAACCCTGAACCAAACAAAGCCTGAGCCTCATCTAAATCAAATAGTAAATCCCCAGCAATACGGGTATATAACTTAGAACACTTACGGTCAAAGCTAATCTTAATAGGCTCTTTGTGAATGGTATCTGGAAGATACGGAGCTACGTCTTCATCCTTCTGCGCTTTACGAACAGAAGCCTCTTTCATCTTTGTGTGAAGCGTGTCAAGGTTACGGTAATACTGTGGGGCCCCCCAAGAGTTTCTTACAATAAAAGCAGAATCAAAGATGTCAAACCTACCAAGTACGTTGGCATCGACAAATTGCATAATGCTGTAAAGCTCTTCGGGCTTACCGTTTTCAATAGGAGTTCCAGTAAGCGCGAATCTAAACGGAGCATTGATTAACCTCTTTACGGCTTTGGAGCGTTTTGATTTGAATGATTTAATGGCTGTCGCTTCGTCGAGCACCACGAAGCCTCGTGGGAGGTGTCGTACTTTGTCCCAGTCGTTAACAATTTGCTCATAGTTAAGGATGACATAATCAACCCCCGTGTTCCGCCAGTCGAACGCTTGTTCGTACTGTTCTGCGCGTTTCTTCGGCGTTCCATCAATAACCAAAGCTTTTGAAGTTCCATCTGTAAATTTCTCAATCTGATTAGCCCATTGGTATTTCAATGAGGACAAGCAGATTATAAGACCTGGCTCTTTAATTTTGTTCTCATCCATAAGGCGCTCTATGGCAGCGATGGTGATAACAGTTTTACCTAAACCAAGGTCATAGGCAACCAGCATCTTGCTGCGCTCGCACATGCGGTCAACAGCCTCTGGTTGATATGGAAGTAGGGTGCCAGTAAAGGTCACGCGTATGCTCGCATCCTAGTTTGGATAAGAACTTTAAGGTCCTCTACTGTACTGCTGTTAAGAAAGATTTGGTCAACTTTTTCGCCGTCCATTGCTGACTCTGATACGTGGGCATTTACCGCATCAAACCCTGTGCGCTTAATACGCCATATCTGAGAGCCTTCATGTAATCGAATAGCCTTAGCCTCATTAGGAAAACGCACATCAGTGATAACAAAGTCACCCTCTGGGTACACGCCCTTAAGAGCCTGATTTACCCAGAACATGTCACCAAAAGTTTTACGGGCACCAACACCTAACCTCTGAAGAAGGTCACGAGCTTCGGGATAATCTACTTTAACTCTGTCCCACCCGTATACATCAACCAGACCTTGAACTCTGTAGCCTTCTTTTAGCATTGGGTTGGTTTCGTATAGCAGGTCACGTATGGGGTCAGCAAAAGCGATTCGTTGGTACCCGTAATTCTCTACAAGGATATTAGCCACAGTATCTTTACCCGACTGTGCGTATCCAGTTAATCCAATAATCATTTTGCCACTCCTCTAAGGATATGACGAGCTGTTGATAAGCCAGTCAAAGCCTCTGACCTGCTCATACCGCCTACGTCTTTTAAATCAATACCGTCGTAGTTGAAGAACCAGCACTCTACACCCATCTGCTCACACATTTCCAGTAGAGCTTGGGATGAGGCGCGCCCTGCGTCGTCGTTATCCATAGCAAAAATAATTCTATCGGCGCCACGTATGAGATTGAATTGAGCGGCGGACACTATGGCTCCATAGGTTGCGACAGCCCCATCAATACCGATAGAACTAAGACGAACAACATCCAGTGGGGACTCGACGACAATCATGTCCCCGCCTTTATACTGTTCGTATCCAAATAAACTTGTGCTCTTCTTTATCTTTGCAGGCTTATTATTAAAGTAACGATGAGAGAAGCCCTTCTCTTGCCATCCTAATAGAGTGTTATTGATTGGGTCTCTGATTGGAATAATCCAATTACCAGCGCGCTCATCCCATAAAAGACCATAGTAACGAGCCGCGTTATTAGTTAGCCCACGCACCTCAAGAGCATAGTCTGGAACCTGTGTGTAGGCAGACAACATAGACTCAGTAACAACAGTTATATCTTCAATGGGCTTGCGCTTGATAGCGTTAGTTAACCTACTAAAGCGAGCAGTAAGACTAGCGGCAGAGCCTAACCAATCCCCAACTTTTGTGTACTCGATATCTTGGATATAGCTAACCAGTGTATAAAGGTTGCCTTTCCATCCACATGAAAAACAAATGAACGCGCCTGAGTCTGCGTTAATCCACCATGAAGGATTATGGTCAACGTGTCCTGTACGCTGCTCATGAGCTGCACAGTAGCCATTAATCTCGTACCCGCGAGTATCTAATACCTCAATGCCGAGACGAGATAACGTATCTGTCATCTCTTCGAGTGTCATAGGTCATCATCACTAATCTCGCGGAAGTAACCAGTGTTCCAATCCCACATCAAAGATACTTCGCTAAGCCCACCGTTACGACTAGCAACTACACGAAGCAGACGAGTGTCATCTACGTTCTCATCTTCGCGTTGTAGACCAAAGATAACGTCAGCGTCTTGGTGGAATGAGGATGAGTAACCAATAGAGTCTGCGGTTACCTGACCCTTCTTCATCTTCCAAGTAAGAGCCTGAGTAGAGATGACAATGGGCTTGTTAATTTTCTGAGCTAAACGTTTTAAAGAACGAGTAATGTTAGTGATTGCCTGAGGAGTGTTTGACTCACCAGTCTGCTCATCAATCATAAGATAAGTACCGTCAATAAATACAATGTCTGGGTTTTTGCTCTGTACCTTACTTGCTACAGCTCCTACAGTCTGACCCCCTGATGAATCTACGAACCAGAAACGCTCTGTCATCTGCTCAATGCCTTCAACAATTTTGAAGTATCGGGTTTCTTCTTCAGAGGTCAGAGTACCTGTCATAAGTCTGCGGTGTGAGATTCTAGAGCGCATAGCGTAGTAACGGCTTTTCTGCTCAGCGTTGCTCATCTCAAAAGACATGAACATAGGAACCTTGCCATTAAGGTGGGCGTTCAAAGCAATCTGCAAAGCAAGGGTTGACTTACCAGTCTTTGGTGGAGCCACAATAACAATCAGCTGTCCGCCCTGTAACCCTGAGGTGGCCTCATCCATTGTAGGAAACCCAGTAGGCATACCTAGAAGCCCAGGGTTTGCTTTTCTAAACTCGTACTCTTCTTTAGCTCGCTTAGCCGCTTCAGTAATTTCTAAGTCGTTAGAGCGGTTTAATCCAGACTCTTCTAACTTAATAAGGCCACGTTCAATAGCGGTTAATGCACCTTCGTGGTCTTGGTCTTTCTCAATAGAATCTAAGGCCTCACCAATAGTATGGATAATGGCAACTTTTCTACGGTTCTCAACTAACTTGTCAAGTAGATAGTGAATGTTGTCTTGAACATCTAACAACTGATAAGTAGGGAAGTTCTCAACTACAACGTCAAGGCTTGGGCACTCTTGATAGTTTGTATAGTGCGCGTGTAGAAATCTAAATATCTTTTTATCTGCAGCATCGGCAAACCAGTTTTCGTTCACACTGCTTTCAAGAGCTATACCAATATTACGGTCAGCAATTATCTTGCTTATTAACCTTGCTTCGTTATTCATAGCGCAGTGAAGTCCAATCCCCAGTGACCGTATCGTAGTAATCGAGTAGGTATGTCTAGCACACCTATGACCTCAGGTCTATACGGAAGTTCAGCAACCAACTGCTCAAACCTGTCGTACGTTGTGCAGTATCTAAATGGATTAGTACCCATCTTGTCAAGCACAAGCATGACCTCGTTAAGTTCTTCTTCAGACAAATCAAATGAAACAAGCTCAAGAGTTACCCCGCGCTTGTTAGTTAATAGAAACAGGTAACTTAATATTTCCCGCCTAGTAGTTTTATTAACCTTGACAACGGGAAAAACTTTAAACTTCTTTTTTACAGTTCGCTCTACATTTAAGAATACGTCGGCTACTACTATTATTCTTTGTGGGAGCTCATTGCTGATATCCCCCTTGAGCATTAGTAGACCTCTATTTTTCCAAACCTAATAACGAACTCTCGAAAGTTATCATTAGACTCTTTAGCTTTCAAAGCGTCATCACGTGTAGCACGACTTGAGATTTCCAAAGGATAGTTTCCTTTGTTGCTATCTATCCTAGCCTGTACAAACTTAGTATGCTTACAGGTGTGTCGTCCGCGGAACCCAGGGCATGTGCAAAATAGATTTCCTGGCTCATCAGCAGTAACTTCAAAGATTCCAGGTCCAGGTGTCTGCGCTTGACTTAGAAATACTTGAACAAGACGATTGCTGGTATCACTCATGTTGCGTTCTCTCATCGGCGTAGGTCCCCACGTTTAGAAGTAATTGGAAGGTAGCCAAAGGCTTCGTTAGCAAAGCTTTCTGTAGCGTCACCGTATAGACCTGCCCAATCCTCTAACTCGATGTTAGTGGTAACAATGGTAGGCAATCCATTGTTGAATCTGGTACGTAAAACGTGATGCAACATATTTTTTTGCCAGCCGCTCAGACTGGCGTGTTCCTTGCCAATATCGTCTATAACAAGGATTCTGATGTTATAGGCGTCATTTCGGCACTCCCCCAGCATCCCTGTAAAGATAACCTCTTGGTCATCCGTTGGCCCATCCATCATGGCGCCCTTTAAATCTAGGACGTCGTTGAAGGTGGCAAAGTAGCAAGGCCTAATCAAAGGGCCGTTCTCTTTAACATCAAAGGCGTCAAGGGGGAATGTAGACATTACCTCTTGTATAACGGACAAAGACAGGGTGGTCTTGCCATGCCCTGGGGTTCCCCAAAACATAAGACCTTTACCGCAACCGTTTGAACCAACGGCTCTAATTACTTTTTTGTTCTTAACTGCATCTAACCATTTTCTAATCATGGTTAGGTCTTCGTCGTTTACTTCTGTGCAGTCTTCTAGAGTCCAACCAAGACGCGCAGTTGGGATGTTAGCCATCTGAACCCATGAGCGACGACGAATCTTTAGCTCATCAAGTTTAAACATTATCCATCCATTCCAGAGAGCGCTTGGCCTTCTCTTTAATAACTTCAATCTCTTCTGGCGTAACATTAGAACGCTGGACCTCGGTGAGCAAGTTATGGAACTGGACAATGAACTTCTTCCAAACCATCTCAGGGTCTACAAGTTTTCTATCGTGTTTAATCTGACTGAAGAAAAGCTTCATCATCTCCAACTCAATAGAACCGTCGGTGTTGAACTCCTTGCGCTTAGCGTCAAGAGCGTAACGAAAACGGCTACGTGTTACCTGCCACGGCTTAATATGCCACAGCTCATGCATCTGCTCTGCGAACTCAAACGCTGAATCTGTAGACGACCAACGGACAGCGTTAGTCCTGTTGCGCTTAGTCATCTTTTGACGGCGCCTATCCTCATGAGCCTGAAGCTTTTCTTCATGCTGTTTTTCACGGAACTTGCGTTGAGCCTCTAGACGCTCTTCTTCATCATAATAATATTCACTCACGTGTGTCTCCCGCGAACTCTGTTCGCTATTCGGTTTGCTTATATATGAATAAGCTATATTGGGTATATAGCTATTCTGCTCAGGTTGCTGTATGTATGCCCCGCTGTATGCCCCGACTGTATGCCCCAGCAGTTCATCGCCCAAATCAGTAATGTTGATGGTTCTGAGTGGGCTTCCATTTGCGAACTTTACGGTGATTGTCTCAATTGCCCCAATATTACGAAGGTAGGTGATGGCGTCTTGGATGCGGTTTCGTCCGATTCCAAGGGCCTTAGAAAGAGGCTCAGCGCCCCGATTACGGGGTCGTCTAGCCATTTCCTGTAACACCTGTAGAGGCAAGCCTGTAATCACGTCTGAGGGCCCTTTAAAGGCTTCTCAGGGGCATTGCCCATGGCTTCTACTAAGGCTTGCGCGAAGATTTGGGCGACCGCTTGGATTCCGTAATAGAGATTTTCCAAGACTTCTTCGTCGAGGTCTTCTTCCTCGTCTTCGTCTTCGAACTCTTCTTCCTCACCCTCTTCATCTTCGCCATCTTCAACTACCTCCAACTTTGGTTTTACCTGCTCCTGTTCTGGGATTACGGGCTTAGCAACCTTCTTACCGTCGGAAGGCTGAAGCTTCATTAGGCCCTCGGTTAAATCAAAGCAAGGGATACCCTCGGCAGACATAGCGTTAAGAATGTCTAGGGTTTCTGCATCCTCATCAGACCACAGGATAAAGGCAAGGGTGTTCTCTTTAGCAAATGCTTTTGCGGCATCCTCAATTGACCCGTCAATAACTGAGGCGGTCGGCATTCCATCAAACTTGCCAGACTCAGAGTAGACGATGAGTTCTTTATTTTTATCTTTTGCAAGCTGAGTTGCAAAGACTTGACCTTGACTAGCTTTTTCTTTATAAGGGATAACAACGATTACTTCATCGTCGTTTTTACCATGAGCATAGAAATGGTCTTCTATAAGAGCTTCTATGTTGGCTCTACTTGTTACGCCGTTACCAGCGACTATCACATAGTTTTTGTCCATTGGACCTCCTTGTAGGGGAGGCACACACTATCAGTACTTTTAAGTTTTTGGCTGACCTACGTAAATTGCAACAGTTGAGCCTAAAGGCAGCTTATCTAAAAAGGTCGCGTTTCCAGTTCTAGAAGCTACCGCATAACGATTTTTATAGAAGTGGCTTCTAGCAGCGTTTGGTGCGCTGCCTTCCCAAATATAGTTAGGGGTATCGCCAAATCCGCTAGAACCATCAAAGAAAGTAAACACTTCCGCAGCTTCTTCAAATAAAGCAGAGTCTAACCAAAGTGTGTGACCATTAGTAGCTGCCCAGTTAATACCAACAACAGCATATGCAGCAGTGGCTGGGGCTACAGCGGTTACGTGTGGTCTATCCCAAGAACCTTCAAATTTAGTAACATTAGTTGCAGTACCAGTAGAGGTACTAATTAATGTATTAGAAGCGTTGTACCAAGAAATATAAGGAGTTACCGCCTCATAACTTGGAGAGGTTACATATTCGTCTTTATTAGCGTACAAACTAAATGTATAGCTGGTCCCTGGGTAATAAATAGGCATTAATTGTGAGCCGTTAGAGCCGTCCCAAGACTTAACGTTAACGTTTCCTGTTGAAGAGGCCACAAGTTTAAGTGCATTTCCAGAGCTCCAAACTTCTCCATCTGTATCAGCGGTTCGTGTGACGTCTGGGTTAGCTACAGAGAACTCAACATAAGAATAGTTGAGTACAGTGCTTCCACTAAGAAGTGTGTCACCCACCCCAGTAACTGTATGAACTCCATCAAATGGGGCGCCCATACCATAAATAGAAATAGCGTTTCCAACCTTAAACCAGTGAGTATATAAAGTTTCTACTCTGGCAACATTAGACACAACTCTTTTAAATCTAGTAGCCCATATAGTTGTTCCAGGTTCAGCGGTTGCTTCATCAATAGTTTTAACTGCAGCGCCTGTAACAGTCCAAGGGGTAATTACTGGAGACGCTGGGGTACCACTTACATAAGCAAAGTGTGGGTTCTTTAATTCATTAACTCTAGTAGCTCTAAAAGTAACATGAAGTTGACGAGCCTCATCAAAAGACGTTACGGCACCAGCGGCCTCAAACTGACCGCAATCAAAATATTGGTACTCATTACTTGCAGACCCAGCAAGGGCGGCAATAGATAGCCCTGGCACAGCATAGTAAGTATTAGCTGGTGCAGTTCCAGTAACTGTAGGGCGAGCAGAAAAAGTACCAACACCGCTGGCTGTAGCAGAACCAGTTGATGTGCTAATCAAAACTCCAAAACGGTTGTACCATTTAATATTTAATGTAACTTGTCGGCTATTACTTGAGTTAACAGTGTAGACGCTAAATGTGTATGCTGTACCTGCCGTGACAGGGATACCCTTAGTAATTGGAGCATCTGAACCGCAATCAGCAGTTACAGTTCCCGCTGAACCGCTCGCGTTCTTTATAGCCATAATTCCAAGTTGCTTGTTTGGATAATCTGATGGGGCCGTAGACTCAACCCAAGGTGCTGGGGACGGAGCAACTACAGGGTATTTAGCTGTGCTTTTATTCCAAGCATCTGTTGTTACTAAATTACCCGCAGTTAGAGCGTATGAAATAGTAGTTGCTGTTCTAGCAGTAATAGTTAAACCAGTTACTGAGTTAAATAACGGCTTGTCAAATCCAGAGATTGTTATCTTGTTTCCAACTTGATAATCGTGTGTGCCAATAGTTAACGTTGCTACATTTGTATTTATAGCAACCGCTGTTACGTTTCTTTTCTTTAGGCAATACAGTGAGCTACCAGTACCTAGCCAATGACCTACAGACTCCTCAAATGAAGAGTCGTTATAATCAAGCATTTTATTATGGCTTACTACAATGCCGTTGATAGTGGGGTTGGGAACGTCAGCAATAGTTGGGACAGCCCATCCAGTAAACGCTTTTAAAAACTCTCTTAGACCGTCATAGCTACCTTTACTTTTATAAATAGCTCCCGCATCTCTAGCTAAAATACGTGACTGTTGATACCCAATCTCTGGCTCATATTGAATAGCAAGTTCTTGTAGAAGAGATGGAAGAAGCATTCCTCCAAGGGTAGAGGTGTTATACCTATTTACAAGAAGATTAGTAAGTGTGTGATACTCACTCAGTTGAAACGCAAATAGGTCTAAAAATGAATTTAAAGTTGTATTTTCTACGGTGTCTGTAATGCTAACGGCTGCATTTACAACAGGTAGTTTATATACGTTTGGTAGGTATTCCAACAATTTAGTTGAATACCCATAGTCTTTTACAGACAAACCTGTAATGTCGCCAACGCGAAGCCATTTAAAGTTAATGCGTTCAAATACAAATAACGAGTAATAGTAAAACTCATTTTGAGCTAAATTTTCATCTAGGTACGTAACAGGGTCAGTCTCTTTGTACGCTTCGTATAAACCGTTGCCTTTAATATCAAGTTGCGTTCCATCAGTCTCATCCACAGGAAACCCGTAAGAGTTACGAACTAATTTAATCTTTGACCAGTTACCGCTAGGGCTATCCCAAGTAATTTTAATAGTTCCGTATGTAATGGATTTAGCTTTTAAATTATTTACGGCATAGCTAACGGGGCTTTCAGCACCATAAGTTGAAAGCCCGTAGTAGCTAATTCCATACCGTGCCATTAGTTAGTAATACCCCCAGTAAAGGATAAAGTTAGATTAGTTGTGCTTAGTTTAGGGATTTCGTTGGCAGCGCACACCACATCTGAAGTAACAAGCTTTGTGGCCCCACCTGTAGCGGAGGGGGTTGAAGATACGACTGCAGATATCAATGGGAATGAGATTGTAGTTCCACCAATAGCCGTTACAACAAACGTTCCATTAAAGGTAGTGTCAACATTACTAATAGAAACGGTGTCGCCAACAGCTAAACTGTGGGTACCAATAGTTAACGTAGCAAGAGTTCCAGAAGCTGCTTTATTAGTAACAACATATGTTAGGTCATTTGTTTTTCTTACAAGCTTATCTACTTGGCAGTACGCAACACCTTCTACAGAGTTAATTGCGCCCATAACGTCGTTTAATCTGATTGTGTCTGCAAATGTAACGTTATCAAAAGCCAATAGTTCAGTAATAATAGCGTTTACAGCTGTGTTTACTAAAGTTTGTCGATACTGTGGTAGCACAGTAACTGAGGCTTGAATAGCAACTTCTACATAACTTGGCGGTTGAAAAGTAACAGTTGTATTAGCTGGTACTTTACCGATTAGATAGCTATTAATATTGGTCTTATACGTATTAAAGACGTCTGATGGGGTTACGCCATCATTAGTGACTCCAAGGTCACCTGCAGAAGGTGCAAAGTACACAGTTACACTTGTGTAAACGTCTGCAACAGCGTTTGCTTTAGCAGCGCCCGCGGCTACCGTTAGCGCAGAGTAATCCGCTAGTGATACCGCCCTGTTCAATGCTTTTAAACTTAGTGGTGCGTTTGCTCTAATAGAGTCAGTTGACTCCTCGTTCGCTCCTCCAGAAGCCGCTGATATATTAGTTACAGAAAGCCCTGTTACCGCATTTGTTAGGATAGTCTTTAATGAGTTAGCGGCCACGTTTCCAGTTAATCCGCCACCAATACGATAAGTTGCATAGATAATTGCGTCGGTGTCTGGGACTCGACCGCTAATGTTATCGCCAAACAAAACAAAAGAGTTTCCTGTAGCGTTTGTATATGTGGCAAATACAGGGTCATAGTTGTTGTAGTCAATAAGATAAGGGACTTCTGTGAAGTTAGAGGCACCAGCTACAATTGAGATTGAGCCTTGAATTAAAGGGGCCTTTTGCAGTTCCCACACTTGGTTAATTAAACCAGTCGATGTGCCAATATTTTCTGAATAAACAGTGGAGCCTTGAGTTGCTGTAACTGTTGCTGAACCCTTAACGCTTCCAACCTGAGCTGGTACGCTTACGGCAGAGTTAGTTTCAAATATGATTTGAGTACCGCTTGTTGAAGCACTTGTTGCTACTTGTGTTTTAGCTGGAACCGTAATTACAGAGGCTGTAGCGTTATAAAAAGTTAGTGTGGTTGTAGCTGCAATAGCTTTACTTGGGCTATATCCCAATAGACGAGCAATCTGCAAAACGCTATCTCTTTGACTAGCTGTAGATAAAAAAGCCTCATTTGCTGAGCGGTCAATGTAGTAATTAAGTACGTCTCCCATATATGAAAACAGTTCAATCATAGTAATTCCAAAATCAGAACTGTCTCGGTTAGTCCATGAAGGCAAATAGTTTGGAATAAGAGAAATCATGTCCTCTTTAATAGAGGTATAGTCCTTAGAGGTATAGTCCACTTGCGGGACGTAGTTAATATCAGCCATTTGGAACCTCCAGGATTATGTCGCCAGACCTACTTAGGATAGCAGTTTTTATCGTTACACTCTGCTCTTGAGAGCTTTCTCTTAAGTTATAGAAGATTTCAACCATTAAAACGTTGTCATCCCCAACGTACCCAGACACACTTAATAAAGTTAATGGCTTTAGCCAACGTGCAAACGTGACTTGCACAGACTGCTTAATCAAAGAGATAGCATCGTTTACATTCTCAAACAAGGTTGACGGAACTGTGCCACCAAAATCTGGCCTCATCACCCGCTCACCAAAGTTTGTCATCACAGCTAAAAGGACTCTGTCCTGCCATATTTTTTCTAATTTTTCTGAATACGCAACGCCCCCAGAAGCGTCAATAGAAAATGGCATTGATATAGCGCGCTCTGTCATTTTTATACCCCCATCCAAACTGGAAAGTTAGGGTCTCCCGCTACGAACATGACCCATACCTGCTGTCCAACATTTGGAACAGCGCGGTGATAAGTATGCTCCGCTGCGGTTAACCCGTCTTCAGACCCATCTTTGTCCAACGGGTCAGTTGATGTTTTATGTGCGTGGTCTAGATAGTTGCTGTTTTTAGCTACAACTGTTAGTGCTGGCACTGTAGAGGTGTCTCCTCTAGAATCTGTAATTCCAACAGCAGTAGTGGTAAGAAGCGCAGCTACCTGTGCGGCAGTGTGGTTCTTATGGTCTAAGTGATTAGCATTATCTGTTACAGGTGTGCATGGCAAAGCCCATGTGGTTACTTGAGTTCCTAAAAGTTGAGGAACCTGAAGAGTAATTCTATTAAGCTTGTCTGGGTCGTCGTTGTCTATGCAGACGCCTCTGTATATTCCATAGAATCTAGCGTCCATTATTTACCCACCCTCTTTTGCGCTAAACGGGTGCTAATTATAGGCGACTTCTTAGCAGTAGGAATGATGGTGTTCAAAGAAGAAGTTTTACTCTTCCAAGTAACTGGGGTATTTGCTCTAGAGGTGGTGCTAGCCTGTTTAGCTCTATTTTCAATAGTTCCAAAGCTACTTTTTGAAGCTTGATTTGTAATTCGTTTTGGACTAGCCAGCGCAGTAACTGGTCTAACCTTAGTTTGTTTTACATTTGGTATTACGGTTCTCTGTGGTTTTGAGGCTGGTATGTTAATGGTTTGGCTATCTGTCCATGTGTCAGATGCCCCTAAAGAGTCAGCCCCAAGTTTAAGAGTAGTAGTATAAACAAACATGTTTCTTTCTTGTTCAATAATGTTATGTTCAGCCTCTAAAATAATCCAGTATCCAGAGTAAGGTTGCCCTACTCCGTTTAGATATACAGCCATGTCTGGCCTAAGGTTTGGATTACCTAATACTTCAGCCTCAGCTCTATACGGAAAATAATTTCTATTTTCTGCAGCCTCAGCTTCAAATTTTGCAACTGTTTGGTCTAAAGCCACAGTATCGGTTGCAAACTTGTCAATAAACTCAAGTTGTTGTTTCTTTCTTGTTTTTTTATTTCTAACCTGCTGAGTTACAGTTAAAGGTACGCTAGCTAACACATCTACTCCGCTGACGGCTACCGCAGCTTTTGTATTGCCGTCATATGTCATTAATTCGCTAATTATAGGTTTAAATGAGTACAAGTTAGAACCGTCAGGGTGCGCCAATGAGCGCATTGTAAAAAGAGGAGCTTCTGAACGGTATTTTGTGTATTCTTCCATGATAGGTTGAAAGTAAAGCTCTGTATTTTGAGCACGTAGTGTGTACCCACATTGTTTAGCTAGACGCGTCATTAATTGCCAGTCCGATAGCCCAGCTTGTGATATCTGGGGGTACACGCGGCCATAAGGGACGGTATAACAAACAAAGTCGTGAATTGTTGCTATTTTTTTAATTACTTCTTCTGCAGTAATGTCTTTAAACACAGTTTGACGACTTTGTTTCATTCTCATTGAGCCTCCAACGCAAGTTACGGAGGCAAAAAACTTACCAGGGCTCCTATCAACTGACACGCTATGAACATAGCCATAAAAAGTTTTAGACTCTACTTTATTAGTAATAGTTACAGTTATAGGCTCGCCTGGGGCAATAACATCAAACTCCGTACCCCAGTCTTTAAACTCAATTTCAGCAATTTCGTGTTCATACCTTTTTTGTGACAGGGTAAAGCTATACACAGTAGTTGGGCTAACACGTGCTTGCGGAAAATTAACAGTAATGTATTTAAACATTAGGCACCTTTAGGACAGTACCTGGTTCAATATTATTTAAATCTATAATGGCAGGGTTAAACTCAGCAATCACCCACCAATAGTCTGAGTTCTTATAGTATAGATTAGCTAATTGGTCCAAGCGTTCTCCAGCTAAATAAGTGTGCTCCCAATAGTTGACAAAGCCTAAATCAGAAAACGTATAGAATACAATAGGCTTTTCTACATAAGTATTAGTAGCCACATAATCAATTGTTGAGTACTCGTATCGAGAGCCTTTATAAATAGACACTTTAACCTCCCAAAGCTGTGATGGCGCTGCCAGCAAAGCATTCCATGTTAATAGATACGGTTGTTCGTAAAGGAATCATATTTTGAGTAAAGTCTGTGTGCTGAATCCCTATGGTGGTTAGCCAACCAACATAGTTTAAGCTATCTAAATCTGGTCCAATTTGCATACCAAGCAAAGTAGGCATTAAAAATCCAATATTTGCAGTTTCTTTTCCAAGTAGGTTTTTCCAGGCATACCCACCGTTAATAGCTTTGAATAAGTATTCAAGGTCAGCCATAGTACCTCTAGCTAACAAATCATTTATTTTTTTTGATATGCCCTCGTTATTACTTGCTGGGTAAAAGCTCTTGTAATATTTATCGTATAGCCCTGGGTTGCCTAAAGCTTTTAAACAAGCGAAGTCGTTTACTCTATCAAGTTGAATAGTAAAAGATACGGTTTCTTGTCCAGGAAACGCGCCAGCTACAACTTTAAGGGTATCTGCTGGGCTAGGGGTAATATCCATATTTCTAGCAACGCTAGTACTAATAGAGGATGGGTTCCATAAAAATTGAAAACCATATTTGTTATCTGTTTGAGATAGCGCTCCGCCAGAGCCTGTTTGAACACCGCTAGACTTAAGGCCTTGTGCTGCAGTTGCGCCCACTGTTACTGCTTCGCCTTTATCATCTAACTGAGTAATTTCTGATGCGCCTCCCCAAAACCAAATACGACCTCTTCTAAGTCCATGAAACGAATCAGAAGTTTTTACGTTGTTTCCTGCAAACGGTTCTATTGTGGAAGGTGAAAGGGGCAAGCTCCACTCATGTGGCGGCAAGTTCCAACGATAATCTGTAGGGGTTGGCACACCACTTTGTTTTTTAGCAGGGGTATCTATTGTTTTATTTTGTGCATCTAAAAGTCTTTTTTCCTGCGCCAACCTAGCTGTGTTTGCGGCGTCAGTAATTGCATAAGGGTACGGCTGTTGAACACCCTGTTGAGCTACTCTGGAGTTAGTTCCAGAAGAAGCTGCAGTAATTCCCTTAAGGCTAGTTGTGTCAACCATTAGTTATTTCCAATCGTAAGGCCATTTTTAAGCTTCTCTAATAGCCCCTTAAGGATGCTTTCAATCTTCTTAGGGTCTCCGCCAACAACGTTCATATTAAAAGTAACCCCACCATAGTTATAGGTAGAGGCGGCTGAAGTAGCTAATCCACCTATAGCATTTGCATCCACTCCAGTACCTAAAATGCTAGCTAATGAAGTTCCTGATTTAATCTTTCCAGTCTTTTCAAAGTAAGCAAACGCTTCTTTAAATTTAGCTGCGTCAATTCCAGCAACCCCAGCCAAGGCTTTAATTGCGGCATCTTTATCCGCCTCTGCACTACTAGAGCCGTTACTTTCATACGGTTTTCCAGATGAGTCTTTAAATCCTAATTTAGCAGCAGAGTTTCTCCAAGCTCCCCAATCCGTACCGCCGTGGCTAATCTTGTACGCTTCTTTTGCATTTTGTAGGGGGTCATAAAGATGTGTAGGTTCGCGCTTAGGGTCATTTTTCCAATCTTTTAGTGAACGGACTTGGAATAGACCAATACTGTAATCCCAAGTAGAATCAGCAAGTCCTTTGTCACCCTCAGCGCTAGAACGACCACCAGACTCGGCACCAACAATTTTTATTGCATCTTCAAGGCCTTTGCCTGTAAATCCAGCTTGCTTAAGGAGCTTTTCTAGCTCAGCGCCTTTGTAAGTCTTTCCAACTGGGTGAGCTGGACCATGAACACCACCACCTTGATGTCTATTTTTAGTATCCATTAAATGGTTAGGAATAATAACGCCATCCGTTTTAGGGATGAACATTTCTGGACCCTTTTCACCAACAATGTACGGGCTTTGTCCTCCTACTTCGCCACCAGCGGCTTTGCCGCCATTCGCAGCAAGAGCTGTAAGGAATTTAAGAATATTTCCAACTGCGCCGTTTCCAGCAGCTCCAAGTGTTTGAAGTACAGCAGCTGTAGAGTTTAAACCAATAACCCCAAGCGGGTTTGTTAAATTAGAAAACTCACCTAGTTCAGTCAAAGCTGTTTTTGTTAAACCATAGGCTTTAGCACCAGCAGTATTAGTAAGGGTAAGACCCTCTGTTGCAGTTGCTGCGCCCCTATTCATAGCTCTAACTGCATCAGTAGTCATACCAGCTTTAATCATATTTGTTGCAGTCATTGCCTGGTCTGCGGCAGGGGCTCCCGCAGTTCTAGCTTTAAAGATAAGTCCGTTTTTAATCATCATATAAACCATTGGGTCATCACCAAATAGGTTTTGAACCATAGAGTCCATAGAGTTACCTTGTTGAAAACCAATAAGAACTTCGCGCTCACTAGGTGTTTTACCGCTACCGTATGCGCCAGCGTATTCTCTACAAATCTTTTTCCAAAGCATTTCAATAATCTCATTAGGCGGCTTTAGGTTTCCCTGCTCATCTCTAATGTTAATTCCAACGCCTTTAAGCATATTTACGGTTTTACCGCGCTGCATTGCACCAGCAGCTCGCATAGCGCCTTGCCCACCCATACCTGGTGTTAGTTGAGAAGCCTGCGCTACGCCTTCAGCAAAGCTTCCTTCAAACTGTCCGCCTTTACCCACTAAGAAATTGGGGCCATTTAATCCATAGCTTTGAGCCGCGGCAAGCGCGTTAAAGGAATCCATTTTGTCATTCATAGCTCCGCGATTAGCAAAAGCATTAATTGCATTACGAACGTATGCAGTATTTTGAGGACCAAAGATTTGAGAGTTAATAGCCTCAGCTTTAGCTAATGCTGGTCCAGCTTTTTGCTGAGGCATATAAGCATTAATACGAGTCTGAAGAAGCTCAGACTGAACCATATCTGAAGTTGCATTGGCCCCCATAAGAGCGGTACCTGCACCGTATAGAGCTGCTGACCCTGGGTTTTGTGAAACAAAGTCGCTTAGGTTGCGAAACATTCCTCCGCCACCGCCGCCCCCAGTACCAGTCTGAGTTGGTGGGGTACCAGAACCGCCGCCGCCAATAGCCGCTTGCGCACCCGATTGGTTCGGCCCAGCAAATACTTGATTACCATTACCAATAGCTTGTTGACCTGTGTTTGAGAATGTTGGGTCTGGTGCAACCTTGCTTGAAGATTGACCACCAGGCCCGTTCCCACCCGCACCATTAAGCCTAGCCACACCAGTGCCCATGGTCTGAACAAGATTTGTCCAGTCTTGCTTAAGTAATGAGGTCTCTTGGCGCATGCCAGAGATGCCGCTTTTGAGGTCGGAGATAACAAGGCTTGTCCTATTAGACGCTGGCAAATTCATGCCGCTTTTACTATCAGCCATTGTTAGCTCCTTCCCATATACCGCATTGCTCTATCTAACCAATTCTTTCTTTCTCTAACTGATAACTCTTTAATCTCTGTTAAAGTCCACCCGTTAAAGGCCCTGCTTAAAACCTCATATTGATTTAGTAAATCGTCATATGAACTAGAGTTGAAACAAATCAAGCAAGCTCAGTGGAGTAGGAATATTTTCTCCACATGCCTTGCAAAGCTTCTTCACCTCCCCAAGGCGTGGGCCTGGGTTTCTTTTTAAAATCTCTTCAATAACTTTTGTTCTGTCTGACATTCCCAAAGATAAAGCCGTGTGCGCACCCATAGATGGGCTATTGTTTATAGAGATAATGCATCCAGATAAAAGCATTGTATTTATCTCCGATGATGTCTTATCTGCGTTATCCATAAGCTTTTGCTGAACAACACCATTAGGAAGTGCCACAGCTACTGACCTACCGTTCTTTGTCTTTACAATCCAATTTCTATCTTGAACAGGGTCTTTTAAAACTTCGTAAGGCACATCTGTATTTAAATCAATTACGGTGTCCTGTTCTTCAGAGCAGTTAAAGCAGCGGACCTGGACTGGCATTTCAGAACCAAAGGTAACCTTACGAATTCCAATTAGAATAGCGTCACGGTCTCCAGATAAAAGAGACTCTAATATCTCTTTACTTGCCTCTTTAGTTCCGACTTTTACTAGGCCTCTATTAAGAAGGATACCTAAAGCTTTAGCTCTAGAGCCTGCCCTAGAGATTGCTTCTTCATCAGCCCCAGTAAGCTCACGAACCTCAGCCGTTTTAATAACAGCTCCTTCTTCATCTATAAAACCTCCTGGAAGTTCCACAGTTGTATCGGAAGGGGCCTGAGACGGTGCAATGACCGCCTCAGGCTCTTCCATAGCTTTTTTAGCAAATTGTGATACGAGTTCCGCATCAGTGATGACGTTTGACACTTATTATGCTCCTTTAGTTAAATTACGCTAGCGCCGCTGTGCGAGCTGCAGTATCGGTTGAGCTAACCCCTTGTGGTGCGTAGTTAGCATCAGTAAAGAATACAGATAGTCCTTCATGAACTAGGTTCATTGATTCAAATAGGATTGCTCCATCATTTGCATTAAGGTCTGTATAGTTTAGCTGAGTAATCCAAGCATTACGGATATCAAATCCCATGCGAGGTGTGTTATTAGCTGCTGTGTTTGGGTGGTCCATTACGTAAATCTTAATGTTTACGCGGAAGCCCTTTCCGTTAGCAACTCCTGAAGAAAGCCCATCACCAGAGGCTGCTGCAAATAAACCACGCATCCATGTGATTGCCTGGTCGTTTCCGTAAAGAACCCCACGCTGCATGGTAACTGGTGTAAATGTAGTCATTCCAGGTACCTGGTGAACAGTGGTGTTGTACCCACCTTCACGGTATTGGATAGCCTGTGTTGTGATGTTAAGGCCGCTGATAGATGTGAATCCACCAATGAATCCTGTAGACATTGCTGATGTGCTTGCTGAAAGACCAGCTTTTGTTTGAAGCTTGTCTTGGAACACGCCATCTGACGCTGCTGTGAACTCTACACGGAACCGAAACGAACGTAACGGGTCGGTTGCCAAGGTAGAGAATCTATTGATTACGTTATCTCCTGCCATTTTTTATTTCCTCCTTTACGCCACAGTAACGGTAGTGCTACCGTTGAACTGACCGATTTTGATGATTACGAATTCAGCTGGGCGCTGAAGAGCCACACCAACTTCAATATGGACTTCGCCATTATCAATTGATGCTTGTGGGTTATTAGTTGCATCTACCTTTACGTAGTAAGCCTGTGTAGGGCTTCCTCCAACTAATCCACCTTGTGACCAGAACCCTGTTAGGAAGCTTGAGAATGTTGAGTTAATACGGCGCCATAGAGCAGCATCGTTTGGCTCAAACAAAGCAAACTGACTGAGGTCTGTTAATGACTTACGTAGGTAAATCAAAGTTCTGCGAACAGGTACATACTTGTCAATGTAACCTGACTTAAGTGTACGTGCTCCCATTACAACAATTCCTGAACCAGAAATGTACTTAATAGCATTAACAGCAGCTGACGCTGAGTTAAGGTTATCAAGCTCTGTATTTGTAAGGGATGGGACAGAGACTGCTCCAGCAAGGCGAGCTGTAAGTCCAGCAGGCGCCTTGAATACCCCACGTGCTGTATCTGTAGCAACATAAAGACCTACAACGGCAGCTCCCGCTCCAATAGTCTTAGTGGAACCTGCGGCTCCACCAACACCAAGTGTTGGGTCAGCAATTGTAATTTGTGGGAAATACACAGCAGCCTGTGAAGAAGCTGTATAAGAAGCAGCTAATGTAAGCTGATTAGCGGCTGTGTCATTAATACCATCAACCACAACAAACACATCTCCACGAGCATTTGCATAAGATATTGCTGCGTTAACAGTAACTGCATCTGTGTATCCAGGAACGTTAACGATAAGAGATTCCTTGATAGTATCAAATGCACCAAAAGCTGTGATAGTAGAAACAGTTGAGCCGTTTGTACCGCTAGCCAAAGATACGTTTGTAACAATAGCAGGGTTCTTATTAGTTCCTGTAGTAGCTGAGTTTAGGTCAGTCGCAGCAACGTAGCTTGAACCAGCATTAATTACTGTTGGGGCGTATCGAGCTTCTGTTGACACCATAGAAAGCTCTGTAAACTGTTCAACAATATCTGCATCTGTTGTTCCACCGTAGTAGACAGTTATATCAAATTTTCCAGTAGTAATTGAGTCTGTGATAGTTACGTTAATGTTGTTACCCCAAGTACCAACGTTTTTTGCGCTAATACGAAGAGTGTTTAAAGGTGTTCCAGCGCGGTCAGTAAACGTACGTGTTCCTGCAACTGGGCTTCCAGCAGTAGCACGTGCTACATAAGCGCGGCTTCCACCATTTGCAAAGTACATGTAAATAGCAAGAGGCAAGTTATTACTTGCTGTTGTATTCCATGTACCAAACTGAGATGTATAGTCGCTCCAAGAAGCGATTAATACGGGTGTTGTTGGTCCTCGGTCATTTGGGCCAACAAAGGCTGCAACTGTGTCAGAGGCTGCACCAACAACTGGTGCTGTAGGGTTGAGCGTCTCTTGGACGTAGACCCCAGGTCTTAAATATGCCATTAGATTATCTCCTTAAAGTTAGACATAGGTTCCTTGTATTAGACGATATAGAAATCGGACGGGGTAGTCGGGATAGTATCCAAGATAGCTTCTTCTACCAATGGAGTTGATGCGACTTGAAGTGGTGACATTTCGCTTACAACTCTTACTGTTAGAACATTACGTAGAAGGCGGCGGTTACCCGTTTCACCATCTACAGCATCTCGTTTTACAAATCCATCAAGGAACATTGAGCGGTAAGCGGTCTCTGTACCAAGCTGGTTAGGGACTGCTAGCTTTCCGAACTTTGATGGAAACTTATTGAAGAGCGCATACATAATGGCTCTATCGTGGCGTGGGTGACGTGAGTGAGAAGTAACCTGATAAGAAAGGTCATAGGCAACTGGTATGTCATATCCATACTTAACGCCAGACTCTGCAATGGTTCCTTGGTTGTCTTCATCCCACATCCAACCAGAGGTCTGACGTTCATTTGCTGGGATAACGTCAATCAAATCAATAGTGATGAATGGGAACTCCTGAGCGCGTATTTCAACGTCAGGGTAGCCAAACCAAATCTTAACTGGGCGGGCTCCGCTCTTCTCATCAGCTACGGTAAT